AAGGGGTGGACTTGGGAGGGATGGTGGATCAGCTCTATGAGGAGATTCAAAACTATGAGCGCGGTGAGGGGCGACTAACAGGGCTGGACACCGGGTTTGATTATTTGAACAAACAAACCAGCGGCTTTCAAAAGAGGCAAATGATTCTGATTGCCGGCCGACCGGGCATGGGCAAGACCTCGTTTGCCACCAACATGGTGGCGAGGATGCTCTTTGATCAGAATATACCGGTGGCGTTTTTCTCGATGGAGATGTCGGGAGTCGAGCTGGTGGAGAGGATCATTTTTGCGGAGGGATGGTGTAACTATCAGAATTACCGCACCGGGTATGCTTACAAGGCGGATTTATCGGTGCTCCTGCCGATATGTGAGAAGTTCCGAAAATTGCCGCTCTACCTCGATGACACCACGCAGCAGAGCATTCTCGACATTCGTGCCAAGTGTCGGCGGTTAAAGGCGCAGCACGGCATCAAGCTGGTGGTGCTCGACTATGTGCAGCTCATCCGGGGAACGAGCAGCCAGTACAACAATCGCGAGAGCGAGATTGCCGAGATTTCAAGGGGCATCAAGGCGCTGGCCAAGGAGCTCGAGATTCCGGTGCTGGGTCTGGCGCAGCTTAACCGCGCCTCGGCCCAGAAAGGGCACTACACGCCCTCGATGGAGGATTTGAGGGAATCGGGTCAGCTCGAGCAGGACGCCGATCTGGTGGCCATTCTGGCCGATGCCCAGCCGCGCAACAATGAGGAGAGGGACATGTGGGAGAGCGGAGAGGGATGGCTTGAAAAAAAGAGGCGCAACCTTGTGATCGTCAAGCAGCGCAACGGCCCATGTGGCAAGAGTGATTATATATTTCACAAGGCGGAAATGCGGTTTGCGCCTTACAAGGAAGAAAAAACAACATACATATAAATAAATTATGATACACATATCATTAGAGGGAAGGTTGGGCGGTGATCCGACACCGCACGAATCCTACGGCAACGTGACCAATTTTAACGTGGCTGTTAGTCAGGGAAAAGACAGGGATGATGATTGGTACAAGTGCAGTGCGTGGAATGAGCTGGCGGATAAAATCCGCAAATGGTTTAAGACGGGATCAGCCATTATTGTGCACGGGCGTCTGGTGCGATCAAGCTGGGAAAAAGACGGGCACACCTATAACGATGTTGAGGTAAAGGTGGACAGTTTTGATTTTCCCCTTTCAAGAGGAAAAAAGAAGGAGGAGGAGGACGTGGATGTGATACAGCCCGAGATCGTCGTGGATAATGAGGAAACTACTGTCGCCAACTACCCTGAAACACCTTGAGATTAGCCTGGGCAGGGGGAACCCCGAGCTCGAGGCCAAGGCGCTCAACTGCCTGTATCACGAAGGAGAGTTGAAGCCGGACGAACCACTCTTTTATCTGCGCAAGAAAAAAGCGGATGAAATAATAAAAAACCCAACTGGGTATAAAGTAAAAGCAGAAAAAACATGGCAAAAGAAAACGAAAAAATGGAAGGGGCCGCAAGTCAGGCCGACCTGAACAAAGCCAACGCACTAGCAGCACTTCGGGTGCTCGCGAACCTCGCGCTGCAACTCGCAAGTCAGCAGCAACAGGAAGTGCAGAATGCGGCGAATGTCCTTGAACGGGTCATTCACGATGCCGGTGAAACGTGGTCAACTGCGCCAGCGGTGGTTGTGCCGGAAACAAAGGAGGATGAGGGAACCAGCTAAAATCAAGCGCCCTGTGTGCGCAGTATGCAGGGGATACCTGAACAACCGGAAGTTCCATGTGTGTGTGAATTGTGAGCGCAATCATGGGCCGGTGTTGTCCGAGGGTGGTGAGAACCGCTTTCGGTACAGGCGGATGAGCGGATTAAGTGCCCCGGCTTGGTATTGGAAAAATCCAACAAAAGCTGATCCGGAGAACTGATGGCGTTCAAGCAGACACCGCACCCGATCCATCCGGAGTTCACGGACAAGGAGATGCTGAGCATCGCCGAGTCCAAGGGGGTTGAGTTCCTTCAGGGGCTTCTCGAGGAGCGTGAGCAGGCCATCGCCCTTGCCATCAACGATCCGCTCAACAGCGGGTTCGAGCTGGAACCGTGGAAGCGGGCGCGCTCGTTGTTGTCGGAGGCGGATGAGTTGTTGATACTTGGCGGCAACAGGGCGGGTAAAACCGACTTTGCCGCCAAGTTTGTGGTGGAAACCATGTGCGCCAAGGATAGGTGCAACGTGTGGTGTCTGCACTCCACGCTGCCCAGCAGCATCGAGATGCAGCAGCCGGTCATCCGGCGCTATCTGCCGCCTGAATGGCGCGACATAGGCAAGCAGGGCAAGACAACCAATGTGCGCTGGACGGACAAGGGCGGGTTCAGTGATCAGGTGTTCATCCTGCCCAATGGTTCGCGCTGCCGGTTCCTGAACTATTCCATGCTGGAATCGGTGTTTGAGGGGGGCGAGCTCGACTTGATCTGGGCGGACGAGCTGATTGGCTATGATCTGGTCAAGACGCTGCGTTTCCGCATTGCCACCCGCTCGGGCAAACTGATCGTCACCTTTACTCCCGTGAAGGGGTACAGCATGACGGTCAAGGAGTACCAGAGCGGGGCCAGGGTGTTGGAGAGCGCCGCGAGCGAGCTGCTGCCAAACAACGTGAACGTGCCCGGCTGTCCGCCGGGCCACATGCCGTACACGCTTCAGCCGATCCGGCGTAATGCCAAGATGATCTGTTTTCATTCCATCTGGAATCCGTTTGGTGGATACGAGAATGTAAAAAAGATGCTCGAGGGCAAGAGCACCGAGGAGGTCAAGATTCGTGCCTACGGATGGGCGGAACGGCTCGAGGGCAAGGCGTTCCCGAAGTTCAACGAGAACGTGCATGTTGTGCCGGAGGAAAAAGTGCCGGAGAAAGGCACGCGCTACTGCTCGGTTGATCCGGCCGGAAGCAAGAACTGGTTCATCAAGTGGTACCTAGTGGACAACCTGAACCGGGTGTTTCTCTACCGTGAATGGCCGCCCCGGCAGCAGTACGGGGAATGGGCGCTGCCCAGCGACAAGGCGGATGGCAAACCGGGGCCTGCACAGACCGGGCTGGGGCTGAGTCTGGTCAGCTACAAGAAGCTGATTCTAAAGCTCGAGGACGGTGAGGAGATTTATCGGCGCATCATTGACTCGCGCTTTGGCGGCGCGGAGGTGCCGAGCGCAAAAAGCGGCATGACGCCCATCATCATGCTCGAGCAGGATGACCACGACGAGGAGGGCAACGAGCTCGTCCCGGGGATGGTGTTCTTCCCGGCGCCGGGCGGCCAGATCGAGGACGGGATACAGGGCATCAACGACATGCTCGACTACGACGAGAGCAAGCCGGTCAGCATGATGAACTGCCCGCGCTACTACATCAGCGAGGCGTGTGAGCAGTCGATCTATGCCTACGCCGAGTACACCGGTCTGGATGGCCTCAAGGGGGCGCTCAAGGACGTGATCGACCCGGACAGGTACATGTTCAAGGACGGCATTTATCACTTCGATCCGGTGGCCTTTGCGGCCACGGGCGGGGATGCCCCGGATTTCTAATTTTGACCCCTTGACGGAAATGCGCCAAAACGTAATATCCCGGCCGAGGAGAGAGTATGAAGCAATTCAACGAATTGCCGCTGTTATTGCGGGTAGGGGCTGTCACACAGTTGATTCGTGCGGGCAGATCGACGGTTTATCGGCTGATTGATACTGGTAAACTTGATAGTGTTGAATCTGATAAGGGTCAAAGACAGATCACGCGGGAGAGTGTCCGTAGTTACCTGAAGTTGCCCGCAGCAGGCGCGATGGTGGAGGTGCTATGAAGTCTGACAATTTAATCTATGAGCTTGATCTTGGGGAGATACTTCGAGAGTACCGCGAGGCGGCCGATGGTAGTCTGGTAGATCGCAAGACTAAAAACTGGGAGAACCGGCACAACATCTGGCCGGGGCAAGCGGATGACGGGCGCAAGTGGCAGAAGAATCTCGGGCGCGCCCCGGTGCCGTTTGAAGGCTGCAGTGACAGCCGTGTGCCGCTGGTGGACACCTATGTGAACGAGGACACCGACATGCTGATGACCTCGCTGCGCAGCATGACCGTGCAGGCCATGCCCACGGAGAGCAACGACGCGAACAAGGCGTTCCAGACCACCAACTTCCTGCGCTACATGTTGAGCAACCAGATCGAGGAGCTTTACACCGAGGCGGAGCTGGCGGCCAATTATTATCTTGAAAACGGGTTGGCGGTTATTGGTGTGTTCTGGGAGCGCGAAACGCAGCGCTATTATGAGACGATAGACCTTGAGGACATCAAGAACGCGGCGATGAGCGACCCGGCGCTGGCCGAGCTGCCCAGCCTGCTGCTTGATCCCGCAAACGATGACGCCGTGTTTATCATGGCGCAGAATCTTTTGGCGACACAAAACTTTACCGTGTCCGATGCCGAGGTGCGGACGCTGGTCAGTGATCTGCGCAAAAAGGGTGAGGGCAGGGTGACGGTGCCGATGGTTCACAAGGATCGTCCCACCGTTGTGGCGCTCAAGGTGGGCGAGGATTTCTTTGCACCGGCGGACACCACCGACATCCAGAAGGCGCGCCGCCTCTATTACCGCCAGTACATGACGGCGGAGCAGATACAGGATGCGGTGGTCAGCCAGGATTGGGACAAACGCTGGGCCGAGGAGATCATCGAGAGTGCCAAGGGCAACATGACTTCGCGTAACTTCCTCGAAAATTCGACTCGGCGCGGCAAGCGGCCGGGCCAGCTCGATCTGGACACCGAGAACCTTTATGAGATCGTGCACGCCTTTGAGCGGCGCGTGGACCCCAAGACCGGGGTGCCGGGAATCTACATCATCATTTTCAGTCCGCACCTCACTTCGGACGAGTCCGGCGGCGAGATTGTGGCCAAGCATGAGCTGCTCAACTATGCGCACTGCCGGATGCCCTTCGTGCTGATGAGGCGCGAGTTTCTTTCCCGCCGCGTTGATGACTCACGCGGCTACGGCGAGATTGCCCACACTTGGCAGCGCCAGATCAAGATGGAATGGGACGGCCGGGTGGATCGCTCGTATCTGGCGACGATGCCGCCGCTCATGCACCCGTTTGGCCGTGCACCGAGTTCGTGGGGGCCGGGTGTGATGGTTCCCCGGATGCGCGCCGACGATTACCAGTATGCGGAGAGCCCGAAACACGACACGGGCAGCAAGGAGATCGAGGAAAGCATCCGCAAGACGGCCGACCGCTACTTTGGGCGGCCGGTGGAGGAGGCCAACGTGGCCTACGCGCAGATGCGCCAGCAGAACATGGTGCGCAAGTGGCTCGACTACTGGCGTGAGGTAACGCAACAGGTGTTGCAACTCTGCCAGCAGTTTCTGCCCGAACCGTTTTATTTTCGTGTGGTGGGCAGCAACCAGGCTGAGCCGTTGCAGACCACGCGACAGGAAATCCTCGGCCAGTACGACATCACTCTTGCGTTCAACGTGGCCAACCTTGATGCGGAACTGGTGAAACAAAAACTCGAGCTGCTGCGTGCCGCTGTCGGCGAGTTTGACATCAACGGCGTGGTGGATCGCACCGAGCTGATGAAGGTCGTGTTTGATTTTGTTGACCCGAACATGGGCGAGCGTTTGTTGCGCCCGGCCGAGGCGGCGAGTGAGCAGGAGAAGGAGGAGGAGCGCAATGTGTTTGCGCAGCTCATGGCCGGTGTGCCGGTGGATGTGAAGGAGGGTCAGGCGTATGAGTTGCGACTCAACGAACTTGGGCAGCTTGCGCAGACGCCCACGGCGCAGAAAAAACTTCAGGAGGATGAACATGTGCGCGGTGTGGTGGAACGCCGGGCCAAACAACTTGAACATCAGCTTACGCAGCAGCAGAACGCACAGATCGGAAGGCTGGGCGCATGAGCGGCGGCGATCCCATCGAAAAAATTTCCCCGGACGAGTTTGTTCACGACAATGTTCGTGGCCTGATGGCCGACTCGCGTGCCGAGTATATGATCATGCTGATCAAGCAGCAGCGGGAAGCCTTGGTGGTCTATCTTTCCGACCCGCGAAGTGCCGGTGATCACGGCAAACTGGCTCATGCTGCCGGTGGTGTGGATGCCTTGGCGGGCCTAGTGGAGTTGTTTTTAGAAATTAAAAAGCGTCCTAAAGCGTCTTAAAGCGTCTTAAACTGCCGCCCCCAGCACATTGTTGCTAAACAGATGAGGGTCGTGGAGGTAAAAGCCTCCACGACCTTTTTCTGTGTTTGGAGGCAATCAAACACTGGACACCTAAATGCAAGGTATAAAGCATGGCTAATATAGAAACAGGCGTGGCGGAGGCCCCTAAACCCGCAGACAACATATCAGTGGAAGAGCTCTCGTCCTTGTTCGCACCGGCAACGGTCGAACCAAGTGGAGAGCAGACGGAAACCGGGGATACAGGAGAACAATCCCCGGCGGATGCAGAGGAAGAGCCCGTGGAAGAGGCACCCTTGATTGTCCCTGAACCGGAGGACGAAACCGAGGAGCCGGACGAACCCGAAGAGGAGGCGCAAGCCGAACCGGAGGAGGAGCCCGAGGAGACGGACGAACCCGAGGAGACGGTGGACGAGCCGGAAAGTACGGACTCGCGCTGGGAGAAGAAATTCCAAAAGCGCGTGAACAAGCTGACGGCCCGATCCAAGGAGGCAGAGGAGCGTGCGAGGCAGGCAGAGGATCGAGTCGCGGAACTTGAGCAGGATGTTGAAACCTATCGCAGCGCCGCCGAACAACCGGTGGCAGGCCCTGATGAGGGGCCATTGGCAGACATCAACACCGTGCAACAGTTGCGTGACGAGAAGAAGAAGTGGCTTAACGTGAAACATTGGTGCGAGGAACACGCCGACGGCGGGAACTACACCGATGACAACGGGAAGGAAGTCTACATTGAACCTTCGGAGGTGCAGAAGGCCAAGCGGGACGCGGAGACGCATCTCGTGGTCAGCATCCCCGAGCGGGAGGAGCAGATCAAGGAGTACAACACAAAGGAGACACGGTTCAACGAACCGGTTTACAAAATGTTTCCGGAGTGGAATGACCCCAAGAGCGTGTTCTACAAGCAGGCGATGGAAATTGCCTCTGCTGTTCCCGAGGTCAAGCGGCTTCCCCACTGGAGAGGCATCGTGACGGCGCAGATGATTGGATTGCAGCACATACAAAAAATGATGAATGGCAAGACCAAGAAGAGCGCTAGGAAGGAGTCGCCCGCACCGGTATCGGTGCGCAGCAACTCCGCACCGGCGCCGACCCGGGGGACACCGGCCGACAAGGCCGCCTCAAACGCCGACAACGCCTTCTACGATGAGAGCAGCCCCGACTACGGCTCGGCTGATGCGCTACAACAAATGTTCTCCGCTAAACGTAAAGCGCGGCGGGTTGCCGCGTAACAACAAGGTAAAATTATGCCAGGAGCAAATACATACAGTGTGCCCGGAGATACCGGGGGCAATAGGGAAGATTTGCGGAATGTTTTGACGGTTCTCGAACCGGAGGAAACACCCGTGGTCAGCTCTATGAAGAAGGGGCCGGGGCCAAACGCCACCTTTGTTGAAGTGCTTGCAGACACGCTGGACTCAGTAAAACGGACAGGTATTCCGGAGGGTTCAGATGTCGTGAGTTTCGACAACAAGGCGACGAAGAGAGCCCGGTTTGGAAACTACATACACATATCACGGCGCTCGTTCGGTGTTACCGACGTGCAGCAGTTGGTGGACACCGCAGCAGTCAATTCGGAATACGATTATGGCAAGCGCAAGGCAGTCCAAGAGTTGAAACGCGACATCGAAGCCGTCGTTTGCGGCGGTCAGGATCGCACTTCCGGGGATCAGGACACACCCTGGGCCACACGTGGTCTGTTCGATTGGATCGACAGCGCGGGGCCGAGTGATGTGCCGAGCAGCTTCCGGACACCGGCGGCGCAGATTCATAACGGAGCGACGATCACCGAGGTGGTGCTCAACGGGATGCTTCAGAGTCTGTTCGAGGTTCACGGAAACAAGAAGAGCTACTTGGCAGTGTTCAGCCCCGAGCTGATCGAGCTGGTGGACTACTTCACCCGCACCGAGGCCACAGTGGCCAACTACACGGGCGCGAGCAGTGCCACGGCAGGCCGGTTCAAGGTTAACGACAACAACAGCTCAAAGACGATCAGCATGGAGGTTAAAACCTTCAACAGCTCGTTTGGCAAGCTGGCGTTGACGCCGAGCGTGTTCCTTAACACGGACGCAAACGGCACGTTTGACGATGACGCAGGGCTGATTCTTGATCAATCGCTTCTCGAACTTCAGACAATGGACGATCTTCACACGGTTGACATGGCTGATGAGGGTGGCGGTAAGCGTGGCTATTGCAAGGCGATCTACTCGCTCTGCTGCAAATCGCCGCGTGGATTGGGCAAACTAACCGCAGCCGACTAACAGGAGGATATTATGGCTAATT